GTTTTCACGAATCATAATGTCCAGGTATGAAAGCACTTCGGTTCTCTTTGACCTGTTCAACTGTGGAATGTGTTTAATCATTTCTGCTTCAATTTCTGCCTGTCCACTGATATAAATTCCATCCCTGTACAAGTGAAGCTGATTGTTTATCCTTATAATGTGGTTGCTGTTCTTTATGTAGGTTGCAAACTTGTCAAACAGGAATGTTGTACCTTTGAAGAACACTGGTTTCTTAAAAGCATCATCACGCAGAATCACTTCCAGTTCATCATCTGACAGTGGAACTTTCAAGATATACTTGTTTATAAACCTGATGCATTCCCTGGATTCTTCCACACTGAAATCATTGCTTTGCAAGGTCAATATATAATTAAACAAGGACTGGTTTCTTCCGTCACCTGGTTCAAGGTTCAAGAATTCCATTGTTGTCTTTACTGGAAGCAGCCATTTTGGAAGGTCTTGCGGTTCTTCATTGTCAGCATTGTCATAAAGAATCGTTCTTTCCTTACCATTAAATTTCAATATGGAATATGAATTCCTTTTACCAAGCTTGATGTCAGCAGTTAGACCGATTGCAAGGCTTGCTTTTGTTCGGCATGTTTCAACGGTTGTATTCTTAAACAGGAAGTGCTTACCCCTTGATGTTTGGTACACTCTGCATTTCAATTGAAGGTCTTTGACTATATTGAACAGTTTTTCACTTTGTTCAAAGTCATCAATATCAATTAAAATGATGTCAGTTGCCAATATGCCTGCAAATTCGGGAAGTGACTTAACCTGCCTATATGTTTTGAAGTCTGTTCTGTTTTTGAATTTTTCAATGCATTTCTTATCTTTGGTTTCCACATAGCCTTTGAAAAACAAGATTCATCACTTCCTTTCTGTATATAATCGTTTTTCATCACACCACCCCAAAATCAGCAAGCCTTTTCTTTGCAAACTTGATATACCATTGCTTGTCAAGCTTTTCAGGAACTTTCAGTCCATTGACCGCATCATTGAAAATGAAGCAGTGTTCAGGTGAATTTGATATCTTTTCAGGATTTCCAGTCCGAATGCTGACTTTGAACACACCTGCATCAGAAGGTGCTTTGGATGCAAATACCCTGATGCATTTTTCTTTCAATATCCTGTTTCCATGTACTATGTGCTTATATTTGTTTGAAATCTTTGTTACCATCTGAAATTCTTTCAGGTCATCACATGTAAGGATTGTATCTTCAACCGATATCCCATGTACCATGTAATTGAGAAGTGCTTTATTGACAATTGGAAGGTCATAGTCCAGATCAGAAAGCTTTTTTACATAACCACCTTTGGACTTGATTTTTCCATCATCACCAATTAAGATGTAATTGTTCACATCCTTTTGGAACACCTTGTTGAATAGTTCAAATTCCATCTTCATTCCAGTCAGGCATTCCCATTCATAAACAATGTCATCCATCAGGTCAAAGTCATCAATAGTTTTCAGCTTCACCAAAAGACCATCTGTATTGCTTTGAACAAGCTGTGCATGTGGTTCAATCATTTCAATTAAAAGCAGCAGCATAAGCTGACCATTCACGCAAACAGCATTGTTCATCATAGGGTCATACAATTTGCTGTTCTTATCTTTAAGCTGACCACTCATGCTGTTATCTGCAATCTTAAAAGGTAACCTTGCTTTTTTTGTTTCCTTCTGCTTTGTATCGCAAGTTTTCCCTGTGAATCAATTCAAAGTTTTCAGGCTTTGACATGTTTCTGTAACCGAATTTATATTGAATCTGAATAGAAGGGTAGTAAGCAGTAACATCCATGTTAAGCAATACACCTGATTCAGTATTCTGTTTTTTTGCCCCATGGATACCACCCCAGGCAAAGGTATGGGGAACACCTGCAACCATTGTTTTAAAGCTTTTGCTGTAATCATGATTTTCAGGGTTCTTGTACCAGTCAAGCACATATCTGTATTTTTTCAAATGTTCTTGTACACATGGAACAATTGGGAAGTCAAATTCATTGTCATCAAACTTTTTGCCCATACCACCGCATATTTCACACACAAGTTGTGCTTTGGTCTTGCTGTATGAAGTAATGGGAAGATTGAATATTTTTATAAGTTCCCTGGTAGCATCAAATTCTTCGCTTCTTTTCAAGAACACTTCAATGGTCTGTTCTACATCATGTCTGCAATACTTAACTGTTTCATCAAGTTCTTCCTGTGTCAGTTTTCTATCTATATCAAAAGGAACTGAACTTTCCTTGATGTTGTTACCCATGAACCCTTCAAAAGATTTCAGACCTCTATCTGTACCAAGCATCACATCATAATTTATCAGTGGAACTTTGTTCAGTAAGGAAGAAAACTTCCAACCAGGATTCCCTTTTACAATGATGTAATCGCTGATTTTCTTCGGGTCAAATCCGCAAAGGATACCTTTCAGGATGTATTGGTCATAATGCCTTGAGTTGAAGCCAACCCAAATGTCATGCATGTTTTCTTTGTATATCCTTTCAAGTGCATCAGGGTCATTGATGATTACATGTTCTTTCTTGTTTGTGACATCCAAAATAACCACTAACCAATCATGACTGAACACTTCAAAGTCATAAAACAGCATTTCTTCACATCCTTTCGGTATAGGTTTATTAAATCTTGGTCATACTAATAATGGGGAAGTGTGGGGCAGTGGGTGCTTATAAAAATTTAAGCACCCACACACCCTTGCTTAATTATTCAACTTCAAACACATCAGTGATTTCAAAGGTTGCAAAGCCTTTCTTGCCTTCACCGTATTCAAGACCGAATTCAAGCTTCCCATCAATTGCTTCATGAACATCCATCAGAAGCTGTGCATACTGCCTGTATGACTTGAATTCAATGTCAAGACCTGTATCCATGGAACGCAGCAATTCATTGACCTTGTGGATGCAGAAAGCTTGTGTGATTACCTGGTTGTAGAAAATCAAGCTGCCTTTATGTTCACCGTTCAGAACTTTGAACCAAATTGTAACCATGGGGTCATGTGCTTTGGATTCAGTCAGTTCCATCTTGGTCACTGATACTTCATAGCTGCCATAGGGAACAGGGGTAAAGTTACCGCCATTCTGTGCCTGTTCCTGAACTTCTCTTGCCAATTCCTCTGTGTTGTATTGCTTATCAAACTTTTCCCAAATGTTTTGTGCCATAATAAATCACCTTAACCTTTCTTGTTATTTTCTTAAATAAACAGGAAGAACCAATGCTTCCTTGTTTGTTCCTCTTAAAATGAAACCTTTTCTTTCATCAATTACATCAATTTTGACAATTTTTTCATCAGTGAATCCATCCAAAGCATCTTTTAACAGCTTTGGATTGAAGCCGATTCTTATCGTCGGTTCATCATTAGTTATGAAACCTTCTGTTTTGAAAGCTTCACCTTCGATTTTCCTAACAACTTGCTTTTCTGTGATAAAATCAAAAGTGATTTCCTTTTCATTGTCTGTAATGATTACTTGCGTTCCTTTTGTTGGTGTTTTAATAATCGGAATGCACAAGACCCCATTATCTGCACTGCAAGGAACTTTAAAATTTATCAGCTTAAATCCATCGCATGCACTTGCAATGCAATATCCATCTGAACAATTGAGTTTAATTGTTTGAAGTATAGGTCTTGCATTATCTTTGCTTATAAAAGGTTTGCAAGCTTTCATGATTGCTTTGAATGAATCAAAACCCATTGAAATTTTCAATTTATTCATCCCTTCTTTTCCTGGTTCTTGTAACAGGCTTCTGTTCTTCCTTTGGTTCTTCTTTGGGTTCATCCGCTTTTTCGGGTTCAGAAGTAGCAGGTTCTTCTTTGACATCAGTTTCATTGGTTTCTTCTTTTGGTACTTCGGGTTCAGATTCAGATGTCTTTTCCTTAGAAGTAGAAGTGGATGCAATAGGTTCTTCACCATGCATTACTGCAACTGCATTTTTGTTTGCTTCATCATAGACTTCCAGGAAAGCTTCATAATCAAGCGGAATTTCATTTGTGCTGACAACCAATCTGCCACCGCCAAAGATTACTTCATTGGTCTTGAAAGAAAGGGTTCTGACATTATCATCAGCAATGACCCTTGCCACGATATCAACCATACCTGCAACTTTGTTTGCAACCTTTTCACGCAGATTCGACTTGATTGCAGTGATTTTGTCACCGCCTTTTTTGGTAATATCCTTGGATGTATCTTCATGGGAAATCAAAATGATGTTTTCATAGTCCAGGTTCATCAGTCTTTTTAAAGTTGACAGAAATTCAGTCTGAACTTTATCCCATGCCCTGAAGCTGTCATCTGATTCATGGGTAATACCCATTTGGTCATACATATAAAGTCTGCAATGTTCATAACAATCTTCAAGCAGGTCAACAATGATGGTCTTGAAATCATTTTCTTTCTTTTCCAGTTCTTCAATGACTTCCTTGAACACATCCCAGGCAAAGGTTCTTTTTGGTGACATTCTACCATTGGGTTCAACCTTGTCCTTGATTGCAATGTAAGGTGCATCAACAAACTTGATGTTTCCATCAGTGTTCAGCATCAATGGGTCAGGGAACTTGTTTGCAAATGTGGTTTTACCGCTGAAAGGTGCACCATAAATCCAAATAACTTTCTTTTCAATCTTCTGAATGTTTCTTCTTTCATTCTTGGGTAATAACATATAATCCCGTCCTTTCTGACAATAGTCTTGATATTCACAATAGTTACATAAGTAACTTTCATTCTTATTGAACTCTGTTGCTTCAAGGCTGTGTTTTGTGTTCAGCAAGAAGTTAATGACCTTGTTTGGGTCATATTCGATTTGAACCAATTCAGGTTCAACCGCTTTTAGTTCATCAAGAATCCTTCTTCTGAACTCTGTCAAATCTTCTGTTTTTTTCTTTTTGATGTTGACCTTTGGAATAAATAAGAAGTAAAGATTCCTGATGTATTTGCCAGGGTTGCATTTTTCAAAGAAATATTTGTAAACATGCAACTGGTCTGACTGTTTGTAAGTGCTGATGTTGTTGGAATATTTGAAGTCATAGATGTCATATTGATTTGGAACTTCCGAATCATGGAACATTGTCACTGGTGCAAGAAGGTCAATGTATCCAATGAAATCTTCCGTTGAAATCTTAACTTCAAATTTTCCTTTAGGAATCAGCTTTGCTGCCCTTGGTATTAAGTTTTCAAGCTTTATTGCTTCGTTGATGTGGTCATCTGTAATCACTGGATATGACATGAAGTATTCATCCAGTGCCTTTGCAACCCCTTTTTCCAATCCTGTATGTAACGCTGTACCAACAATCAGTGGGTTGTCGGCATTATCAGGTGGTAAGGTTAATATTCGGTCACAATAACGCAGCTTGTACTTAAATGGGCATTTTTCAAAGCATTCAATTCTGCTGTGTGAACATTGCATCTTTTCACCCCTTTCACTATGTTTTGGAATTCTTCAAATCCTTTTGGATACAGCACAACACCAATTCCATTTGAACTATTTATTGCTGCTGTATTTTTAATCTGTAAATCGGATGGTGTTCCTGTATCGCCTTTCAATTCGGCACTGATGAAGATTCCATTCACACAAAGCAGCAGGTCAGGAATACCGCTTTTCTGATAACCACCGCCCCATGTTTTTAAGTACCAACCGCATTCAGGAACTTTTTTCTTGTCTTGTGGTGTTCCTGCCGAATAAATACCTTCTGATTCAAGCCATCTTTTGACTTTGGTTTCAAACCGTTTTTCACTGCCCACTTGCAACACATCCTTTCAAAAATTTATTTTTTCATTTATATTCATGTTGCATTTGGGTTGTTACACCTTGTTTTCATGTTTTTCCATATTCGGTATAGCCTTGTGTGACACATCCCATGCTTTATGTTCATTTTGATGTACACCTTTCAAACTTGATGCAAGGATATCCCCTGGAACTTTCCACGCAGTACCGCCATTTTCTGCAATCCTTGCATGTGATTTCTTTAGGTTTCATCCTTGATTTCAACTTTGATGTAAGCTGATTTTTTAGAAGTCTTTGAACATTCTTCTGCAATAGCAGGGTACTTCTTTTTCAGCTTCGCACTGTCAATACTTGTTGCAGTGGTTTCTGCTATGTAGGTGATTTTCAAGATGTCACTGTCAAATTTCTTGATACCGTACTTTTCCATTGCTTCTTTCAGCTTGTCTTTCAGTTCCTTTTCCTGTTCTTCAAGCTTCTTTTTGGCTGTTGCAATATCAGCAATCTGTTTAAGCACTGAAAGCTGTTGTTCCTTAAAAGCTACAAGACCTGTTTCTTCATCAAACGTTGCTTCACCACATGTTTCAGGATTGCTTTCACAGACATCTTTGCAGGTTTCAATATCAGGGCATGAATTACAGCATCCATTAAAATTTCCCAATGGGCATTCATTGTTACACTTAATCATTTTCA